TTTGATTCTGAAATTTTGGAATGCTTTAACAACAGAGTTTCAGCATTAGACTTCAGAATTCATTGATTTTGTAATAAATAATCTAAAAAATAATTGATATAAACCACTGTTTAACAGGTGTTTAATGCAGAAAAAGAAAAATCCAAGAAGGCAAAATGGAGCAAGGCGCAATGCTCTTAGGCACCGCGTTGCAGCAAGCGGGGCCCCATGTGCGATTTGCGGAGGGGCTATAGATTATGATTTGCCGCCAGGACATCCATTTTCTTTTGAACTAGACGAGATAATTCCCGTATCGAAAGGTGGAGACCCTTTTGACCCGGAGAACGTTCAGCCGGCCCATAGGCGCTGCAATCGGCTTAAAAGTAACAAAATTTTAGATTTGCCGAAAAATTGCAGCAAACTGCCTTGGTCGAGGCACTGGTAAGCCCCTGAACAGGCACTTTTTGGCTCTTTTCTCCTTTCTTCCAAAAAGTTGCCAGCTAGGGAGGGGGGAGACCCCCTCCCGCCCCATTTTTGGCCACCTCGGAGGCATAGGGCCTATATCCCCCCGAAATAAAATTTTATATAGGGGGAAGTTGCCAGAATAGCAAAACGGGGGTTTAGGTAGGCTCTCACGCGCTGCTAGAGGTATCCGAAAAGTATTCAATATGCATCAGTTTTGGCATATTTATGTTTTTGTCTTTGTTTAGACGTTTTTTTCTGAGGAGATTTGAAGTGTGAAACTTTGGCTCAAACAGCCGAAATGATGACAAGCGCGGATTATAAACAGCGCTTTCGTGCTGAGTATTTTCAATTAGCAATTAGACTTGACAAGCTTGAGGCGCTTTTGGAACGTTTACGTTTGGGTGAGCTTGATTTTGAACTTAATTGCTCGCCGCAATTGTTAAGACATCAGAGAAATTCTATGCGAGCGTATTTGCGCGATTTGCAAAAAAGAGCTGAAATCGAAGAAATTGAGCTTTAGGGCTAAAAATGGATATTAATAAAATAATTCCATATGAAAATAACGCTCGGCACAACGAAAAAGCTGTGCCTGTGGTGGCGGATTCGATTCGTGAATTTGGATTTAAAGGCGCAATCGTGCTTAGAAGTCGTGAAAACCCAACAATCGTAAATGGGCATACACGAGTTGCGGCTTGCAAGCTTTTGGGTTGGACAGATTTTCCAGATGAATATATAACTTTTGCTGAAGATTTGACTGATGAACAGGTAAAAGCACTTCGCTTGGCTGACAATCGAACTGGCGAAATTGCCACATGGAATACGGCGCTGTTAAAAAATGAGATGCGCGGCATTGGAAATCTGGACATGAGCCGGTTTGCTTTTGATTTTAAGAGCAAAAAAAGGTCTTATGGCGCAGAGCGCTTACGAACAGACGATTCATATAATTTGCAATTAATTGATTCTCGTGATTGCGGCGGGCGTTATGGAATGCCACTGATTGAGAAAACTGAAGCTCTTCCAAATAGACTTTTAGCATTTAACTATGCAAAAAGCGCATCTGATGGTGACTGTTGGCTGCATTTTTTTATTGACGATTACCAATTTGAGCGACTATGGAACGCACCAGCTCAGTATTTGGATTTGATAAAGCGATTCAATGGTGTACTCTCACCTGATTTTAGTTGCTATATGAACATGCCATTTCCAATGCAACAGTGGAATGAGTACAGGCGCCGCGCTTTAATGCGCTATTGGCAGCTCAATGGTGTAGAGGTAATTCCAACTCTTTCATGGTCAACGCCTAAATCATATGGTTTTTCATTTGAGGGTATAAAGCGCGGCTCAACAGTTGCGGTTTCAACTGTTGGCGTTGTTGAAAATGATGCAGCTGCTGATGTTTGGCGCAGCGGAATGAGCGCTGCACTAAAACGAATTAAGCCTGAAAAAATAGTTCTATATGGAAGAAAAATTGATTTTGATTTTGAAAACACAGAAGTAATTGAATTTTCAGCGAATACATCTTTTGTGAGGTGATTTTATGGGGGGGCGCGGAAGTCAATCAGCTTCATTTGCTGCCGAAATTAGTTATCCAGAACTAAATCCACGAGGTCATGTTAAAAACGTTTTTGGTGACAGAACTCAGCGTGATATTGATAAGGGTCATGAATATATTGCAAGCGAGCTTGGAGTTTCACTCGAAAAAGCGTCAAATTTAGATGCAGCGGTTAAAGCTTATACGGGGCCTTTGTATGATGAAATTTTGGAAGCACAAGTAAATCCTAATCCTCAAACTAAGCGTGAGAAATTGTTGAAGGCGATTTCAAATGGTCTTGAAGAGTACGTTGAGCGTGCGCCTGCGTGGAATGGCGGAACAACTTATAGAGGTTTTACAATAAAAGACAGAGCTTTGTTTGACAATTATTCTGTTGGTGATGTAATTGACAACCGTGGAAGATTAAGTTCGTGGAGCTCGAATGTTGACATTGCGAAACAGTTCGCGAATTTTAGTTCCAATACTCAAATGAGTGTAATTTTTGTATCAAAAACTCAATCTATGGGCACATCAATTAGGCATATTTCTAGATGCTGGACTGAAGATGAGGTTTTGGTATCTAAAAATGCCAGTTTTAAAATTACTAAAATTAAGCACGACAAAAAATTAAATTCAAAGATTATCTATGTTGACGAAATGTAGTTGTGACCTGGTATTTTAATGAAATAAAATATAGTATAATAAGTATATTGATTAATTTTTAAAAGGAGAATTATGGCGAAAAAAAATAAAGATAGTGAGCTCGCGGAAGCTATTGAGTATTTCAAAAATGAAAATCGTAAAATCAGTGCTGCTGAGAGAAAAAAAATTCGTCAAAAAGCTGACGTTGGATTTAGAATTGTCGAAAAAAATAAGAAATAAATTTCTCTATATTGTTGCAGTCCGGTTTTAGGTCTGGTATAATATAAGAAAAGCGAAGGGCAAAGGGCAATTCGCGTGGTCGAAAGAAAGGGCCGGAAATGTCTGGTTATCACAATTTTTCAATGAGCAATAATGCGATTTCTGCTTATGAGAGTGGCGAAATGCCTCGCTCAAAGTGGACTAAAGGTGCAATAATTGACGCGATTAGTGAGATTGCAAAAGATTACTCGGAAATTAACGTTTCCGGATTCAAAAAAGTTCGTGCAGAAATTCTGCGTGAACAAGTTCTTCGCCGCAGCAGCTGGCATCATACCAGCAGTTATTTTAACGAAACTGTATTTTATACAGTTTCTGTCAATGATGTGCTTAGTGCTAATAAAAGGATTGACAAGCTGCAGGCTGCAAAGGTTGAAAAAATTGTTAAACCAGAAGTAAAGCGTGTACGTGCTCACTATTTGGAGTGGTCTGGAACTCGCAAGCATCCAAAAGCTACTGACTGCGAGGCTGTTGGCGAAATCAGGGGAAACTGGTTTTATCCTGATGGCGAAAGCTTCAAGAAGTCAACTACTGCCAAGGGTTTTCAGATTTTGGAAACGCTGTAAGTTGGTGGTTGAGATGTTGGTGGAAACAAGCAATTACCAGTATGTTACTTATGAGGATGCCTATCGTTACATGAATGATAGCATTCGATGTGAGCTTGAATCTTGATTCTAAGCTTGTTGAACGTGCAAATTCTGCATCTGCATTAGGCAATGCGGGCGATATTATTGAACGAAGCTATGAAAACATTCTGGATGAGTTATATGAATTGATTACTGACCCCCAGCAGCGTTCTATGCATTTCAACAATGTAAAACAATTAGCGTATGAAGCTTTGTCGGCGACAATAAACTCTCCTAATCCATTTCGCACGGGGCGTGCGCGCACCAACAAGAAGAAAAATAGTATTGGAGCAGATAAAATTGCTAAAGCGAATAGTGCTTTAAATCAATATGTGCCCGCTTTGAAAAATCAAATGAATAAAGAGAAGAGTAAACAACGAAATAACTCGGTTCAAATGTCTAGTCGCGCAGAAGCTGTTCAAAAGGCTTTGGCAAATGATTTATTGAGCTTTGTATATGATGGTAAAAAGTATTCAAGAAAATCTAAACGTAGTAAGACTTTTACATTGGACGAATGATTTAAAGGATAAAAAGTTATAAAAATTTGGAATAATAGACCTCGCAATAGTCGCATAAGATAGGGAGTGTATCACATTGCGAAGGTTTTAGTTCAAATTGGAACGCTTGCGAATATAGCCGCTTTTATGAGCGGCTTTTTGTTTTTATAGGGGGCTTTTATGATTGAGAAGCCAAGAAAAATCGCTACAAATGATGTCACTAATGCTAAATGGGACGAGCTTGTTGCTGGCCGTGATTTTAGTGATTCGGATATTCCAGTTTTAACACTTTTGTGTCAATGGTATGCCGTGCTTGATTCTTGCGTTGATGACATCAATGTGGGTGACCGAATTCAAGTTGCCTATCAAAATGATATGGGGGACGTTAAAGCGTTGCCGCAGCTTGGCACTATGAAAATGGCGTCAGCTGAAATTAGGGCTCTAAACAAGCAACTTGGCATTAACGATACTGCTGTGCCCGCCGAGAAAGATGATGAGAAAGGAACAATGCTTTATGTCATCCAAGCTAATAGGCAGGCAAGAGCCACGAATAGAGGTGCATCCAGAGCCGGATAGTTGTGGTTGGACAGAGCTTTACTCAGATGGTGACGATGCCTGTGATTTGGTGGCAAGTTTTAATTTAGTTTGTGACAAATGGCAACACGATGTTGTTGAAGCTTGGCTTAAACGTAGCCAAGATGACAAGTTCGTTGCAACGCAATGTGGGCTTAGTGTGCCGCGCCAAAATGGCAAAAATGAAATTTTGATTGTGCGTGAAATGTATGGTTTGCTTTGCATTGGTGAGCAAATTTTGCATACAGCGCACAGGGTTGATACAGCGCGCAAAAGTTTCTTGCGTTTGGTGAATTTTTTTGAAAACCCAAAATATCCAGAACTTAAAGATATGGTTTTGCAAATTAGGCGAACTAATGGTCAAGAAGCTATTAGGCTTAAAAATAATGCTTCAATTGAATTTTCAAGCCGTGTGAATGGCGGAGCTCGTGGGTCTACCTATGACGTTGTGGTTTTTGATGAGGCTCAGGAACTTACTGATGACCAAATGGAATCAATCATGTCAACGATGGCTGCAGCTCCTTTACAAAACAGGCAGATGTTGTTTACTGGTACGCCGCCAAGCCCGGTTAGCCCCGGAACTGTTTTTAGGCGTACAAGAAAAAGTGCGCTTGAAGGCAAAAACAAGCATATTGTGTGGCACGAGTGGAGCGTTGAGGAAATTGGGGACATTTCTGACAAAACGCGTTGGTATGACACTAATCCGGCACTTGGCGTAAGGCTGGATGAAGAATTTACTGAAGATGAATTTAATACCATGAAGGTAGATGGCTTTGCGCGCGAACGTTTGGGTTGGTGGGGTGGTGAAACTGGTGCCAACTGCGTTTTCAAAAAGGCAGATTGGTTGGCATGTGCTGTGGAAGATTTGCCGGATGGAGATGAAAAAGACGTTTTAGCATATGGAGTCAAATTTACGCCAGACGCTCAACACGTTGCCCTCAGTGTAGCTGTCAAAAACCCCAATTATTCAACTATTGTTGAATGCCTTGAATATAGGCCAATTATTAGCGGCATTGGCTGGCTTGCTGATTGGATATGTGAACGCAAAAACAAATGTGCTGTGTGTGTTATTGATGGCAGAAGTTACACAGCCACGCTTAAGCAAAAGCTTGAAGAAGGTGGTTTTCCGCAGCGTGGAATTGTTGTTGCCACACCAGAAACTGTGATTGCAAGTGCACAGATGTTTTATGATGCGGTGATTGCTCGCGAGCTCATGCATATAAGTCCAACTAACTTAGATGACAGTGTCATTTCCGCCCAAAAAAGGCAAATTGGAAGCAATGGCGGTTGGGGTTTTGGCTCTGGTTTGTTTGATTGTGCGCTTGTTGAGAGTGTAAGCTTGGCTTTTTGGGGAGTAAAAACGACAAAACGAAAACCTGGTAGAAAGATGAGGCTTTTGTGAATGTTGAAATTAATTATGTAAGTGGATTGCCTTTTGAAGAAACAGCCATTTTGCGCCGGTTGATTGAAGTTTGGAGCTCCAAAAAGGCAAGAAACCTTGTAAGAAATGATTACTATTTTCATAAAAACAGAGTTAAAGATTTTGGAATTTCTGTGCCTGATAAACTGCAAAACGTGCAGACTGTTGTTGGCTGGCCGGCTAAAGCGGTTGATGCGCTTGCTGTAAGAAGCCGCTTTGACGGTTTTGCATTTGCAGATGGCGATGACAGTTTGCTCAGGCAGATTGTTGGTATCAACAGGCTGAAAGATTTGTATAGGCAAGCAGCAACTAGTGAGCTTATAAATTCATGTTCTTTTTTGACAGTTTCTGCTGGTGCCGAAAATGAGCCAGATGTGATTATTTCGGCATATTCGGCATTGTTTGCTGCTGGAGAATGGGACAGACGCCATAAGCGCATTAAGCATGGGCTTACCGTTGTTGATACCAAAATTGACCCAATAACAGGCTATGAGGAGCCTGTTTGGGTTAATTTGTATACTGACACTGATACTTGGGAAATAAAAAAAGATGGCAGTATTTGGACGTCACGCCGTGTGCCGCACGAAATGGGGCGTCCAATGATTGAACCGCTTGTGTTTAGGCCATCTTTGGAGCGGCCTTTTGGGATTAGTAGGATTTCGCGTGCTGTTATGTCAATTACTGATAGCGCTATGCGCGAAGCGCTTAGAACAGAAGTTGGAGCGGAATTTTATACAAGCCCCCAAAAATATATTTTGGGCGCCGATGAAGGCATGTTTGAAGATGGTAAGTGGAGCGCTTACATGGGCTCTATATTGGCGCTTACGCGTGATGAAAATGGAGACATGCCGCAGGTTGGTATGTTTTCGCAAGGGACAATGCAGCCGCATATGGATTATATGCGAGCGTTGGCCGCGCGTTTTAGTGGTGAAACATCAATTCCGATTTCTGAACTTGGCGTAATTCATGACAATCCCTCAAGTGCTGAAGCGATTTACGCCGCTAAGGAAAGTTTAGTTTGCGAAGCCGAAGACATGAATGAAACAAATGGCAACGCACTTTGTGAAGTGGCTAAAATGGCCATGGCCATTGCTGGCAATAAAGCCTATGACGAACTTAGTGACAGTGAGCTTAGCGTGATGGCTCGTTTTAAGAATCCATCAATGCCTTCAACCGTTTCTCAGGCTGATGCTATGTGTAAAGTCATTAGTGTTTTGCCTTGGGTGTCTGAAAGCGATGTCGCGCTTGAAGAACTGGGCTTTAGCGATGAGCAAATGCACAGAATGAAGGCTGATAAGCAAAAGAGTGAAGCAAAAAGCATACTTGCTGCACAATTGCAGGCTGGTGGCGGGCAAGATTTTGAAACAAATGTCGATAACGCCAATATGTATAAGATTGCATCAATCATTAAGAGTTTTAATACGGGCAAAATATCAATTAAGAATGCCATTACGCTTTTTAGTGCAATTGGCATTGATGAAGAGCGCGCCCTTGAAATTTTGGGCGATGGCGATGATGTTGAGAGTACTATTAATGGCTCACAAAATGCTGGTGATTCTGATGCGGACAGTGGCGGTGGTGGTCAGTGAAACGCATTCCAGAATTTTTAATACAACGTTACACAAAACAGCTTAAAGGAATTTCATCAGCTGCAAAGCGTGCGGTTGCAATTGCTCTTAGCCAAATTGAGTATGAGAGTATTTATGATTTGCGTATGCAGATTTTAAAAATCTTAGGGCCAATTTATGCTGCAAGTTATGAAATGTCTAGTGCTGCGGCAGCGCGATTTTACGATGAAGTGCTTGAGTACTTGACTGACAGTTCATTTGCGGCGCGTACACTTACGTGGAATGAAGAGGCTTTTGAAAAAAGTGTGCGTGCTTTTTTGAGCAAAGTGATAGATGGTGACCTTACGCGTTTGTTGTCACTACTGCAAGACCGTGTAGATTACGAAAGCAAACAAGCCGCTGGAGAAACTATTAAATATAACGCCGGAATTGATAGCCGGCATGTTGGATGGGCTCGTGTGCCAACAGGAAGCGAAACTTGTAGCTTTTGCATAATGCTTGCATCACGTGGCGCTGTTTACAAATCTGAAAAAACAGCAGGTGGACACGGACACTATCACTCACACTGTGATTGTAGGATTGTACCTGTGCTTGAGGGTGTTGAAATTGAAGGATATGACCCTGACTATTACTATCGGTTGTATAGAAAAAATATAAATAAATCTGATGATTTGAGCGCTTAATTGGCGCTTTTTTCATATTTGGGTCTTTGACCTGTACGCCGGTGCAGGCGGTTAACTGTGCCATACGCCATTTTATTTGACGGAAAGGATTTTGTTGATGGGCAAAGAAAATCTTCAAAATGAAGATACGGCAAAAGCCGGAAGCGAATCGCCAGAGAATCGGCCCGCGGGCGATTCTCAAACTTTCACGCAAGAGCAGGTGAATTCGCTAGTTGGACAGGCACGCGCGCAAACTCGCGCTAAATATGCCAAGTTTGACGAATATAAGGCCGCTTATGAAAAGCTACAAGAGATTGAAGAAAGTTCAAAGAGCGATTTAGAAAAAGCTCAAGCTCGTGCAGCTCGTGCTGAAGCGGAACTGGGTGCAATTAAGGCGGAACAAGAAGTTAGCCTATTGCGCAGTCAGGTTGCTAATGAAAAAGGTGTGCCTGCAGACTTGTTGACTGCACGCACAGAAGAAGAGCTCAATGCGCAGGCAGAAAAGCTGCTTAATTATGCCGAGCAGAAGAAGCGCCCTCCAGTTGTAAATTCTGACGGTTTTGCACCAACAACTGGCGGAGCGAAAACTACCAGAGATGTTTTTGCGCAAGCTCTCGAAAATCTAATGTAGTAATCGGAGGTAATTATGCCTGGTGTAAACAGACAAACTGAAAATGTTTTGCTCCCGCCTGAAGTTTCAAGTGAGATTTGGGCAAAAGTGATTGAATCAAGCGCCGTGATGCAGCTCTCAACGCGCCGCGTGCTGCCTGGTGCTGGCCAAGAAGTTCAAATGATTACTGGAGACCCTGTTGCTAATTGGGTAGGTGAAGGTGAGCGTATCAGCGCTTCAAGCCCTGCATTTGATAAGAAATCTCTTAAGGGCTACAAGATGGGTGTAATTGTGCCATTCACTAATGAATTTAAGCGCGATAAATCACTGCTTTATGATGAAATTGTGGCACGTGTACCTGATGTTATTGCCAATAAATTTGATGCAACTGTTTTTGGTAATGCAACTAAGCCAGGCGAGCTGTTTGATACGCTTGACGCTGTGACAGGTGTTGATGTTGTAACTGACGTTTGGCCTGGACTTGTAGCTGCTGACGCAACGATTTCAGATGCAGATGGCATTCTGAACGGGTGGGTAATCTCACCTAAGTTGAAAAGTGCGCTTTTGACAGCTGTTGATGGTGACAGGCGCCCAATTTTTATTAGTTCACCTACAGCAGACGGTTCTGTGCCGAATCTTTTGGGTAGTCCTACGTATCTTAAAAAAGGCGTCTATAAGGCTGGCACGCCAGAGCAGCTTGGCATTGCTGGTGATTGGACATCTGCGCAATATGGCGTTGTTGAAGATGTTAAATTCAGCATTTCTGACCAAGCAACGCTTAAGATTGATGGCGAAGATGTAAACCTTTGGGAAAATGACATGTTTGCGGTCAAGTTCACATTTGAGGCTGGTTGGCGCGCGAAATACCTTGACCAATTCGTAAAACTTATTGGTGCGCAGGAGGAATAATGAAGCTTGTACACATTCCAACTGGCGTGGCTATTGATGCTGCTGATGAGGCGGCAGAGCGCTTACTTGCTGGCGGCTCTTATAAGCGCCCTGGTGCTGGCCGCAAAGGTTCGAAAAAGTCAGAAAAGCCTGAGGAGTCAGAAAAGCCTGAGGAGTAGTGTTTATGGCTTATGCAAATTTTAGTGACCTAGAAGTACGTTTTCGTGCCCTCACCGATGTAGAACAAGCCCGCGCTGAAGTGCTGCTTGAAGATGCAAGCGTGATGTTGGACTCGGAGTTGACTCGCCACGGAAAAACAGCTGACGATGTATCTAAAACAGCATTGACGGCTGTGTGTTGTGCGATGGTTAAGCGCGTTATAGCAAATGGTTTTGATGGTGATTACACGCAAATGAGCAGGACGGCGGGCTCATTTAATGAGCAGTTTACTTTTGCGAATCCAAGTGGTGACATGTATATACGTGATGCTGAACGGCTTATGCTTGGGCTTACGAAGAGGCCTGTGCGTGCTTGGAGCGTTATGCCGAAAATAGGTGATGACTGATGCATGGTGAGACTGTTCAGGTTGCGACACGAGTTGAAGCTGGACGTGACGCTTTTAACAATGAGATTTGGGAAGAAGCTATTGTTGATGTTGAAAATGTGTTGGTTGCACCATCAAGTACAGATGCTGTTGAAGGCTCACTTAGAGTGGATAGCACAAAGCGAACGTTAAACTTGTATTTCCCCAAAACTTTTACCGGCGTGCTTGCTAAGGCCAAAATTTGCATAAGAAATGAGTGGTACTTAGTCGTTGGAGACCCATTTAGGTTTGATTGCTCGCAGTGTCCAACCGAATGGAACTTGACATGCCAGGTGGAGGCAATTGATGGCTGAAGTTGAAGTGGTCATGAATGTATCTGCTTGCGTTGCGCTTAGAAATAGCTCGGAAGTGCAGGCTGATTTGCTTGCACGCGCTGAGCGCATAGCAAATGCCGCGAGTGGATATGGTGGATTTTTTGACGCAAATGTTCAAAAGGGTCAAACACGTGCACATGCACAAGCACATACTGCCAACTATGATGCGATGAAAGCAAACACAAAAGACAACGCATTACTTAAATCAATGGATGCAGGTAGGTAGCATTATGGATGTTGAATCTTTTTTAATAGATTGGTTTGGCAAAATTTTTACTGTCCCGTGTTATGGCGATGTGCCGCGTGATAGGCCAGAGCGTTTTATAACAGTTGAGCGCACTGGCGGCCCGCATGAACTTGCGATGGATAGGCCTACTTTAGCGATTCAGTGTTGGGCACAATCAAGAGCTCAAGCATCGGTTTTGGCTCAAACTGTGTGCTTGGCTTTAGATGAGCTGGATGCTGAGCCGGAAGTTTTTTACGCTAAAATTACTGGCCCATATAATTTTCCAACTGCAGAGCAAGAGCCACGTTATCAGCTTGTATTGAACATGGGTTATTGCGCATCAAGTGAAAAATAGGTGATTGTTTATGATTTTGGCGCCATTATTGGCGCCATTATTGTTTTTAAGGAGAAAAAATGGCAGAACATGCAGCCAATAATACTGAAAACGTATCTGCTGCTAAAGGCGTTAAAGGCGGTTACATTTTTAGTGCGCCGATTGGCACAACGGTGCCAACGGATTACACAACAGCTCTTTCTTCAGAGTATACATGCCTTGGATACATCACCGAAGACGGTGTAGTGTTCACCGAGGATTTGGACAACGAAGAAGTCAAAGACATGAATGGTGATGTGATTGATACACTCACTGGGTCTAGGACAGAAACTTGTACGCTCACACTTGCAGAAACAAAAGCATCAGTTCTTGAAGAAGTGCGCGGGCACAGTAATGTGACTGATGAAGGCGGTTTGATTACCGTCAAGCACAATTCAAACGAGCGCGAGGCTAGGGTATATGTGCTTGAGCTTTTGCTTAAGAATGGCAGGCAAATGCGCACTGTTGTTCCAAATGGCAAGGTAGATAGCATTGGTGATACAACCCTGGCATCAAATTCTGTGCTGGCGTATGAGATTTCAATTAAATGCCGCGTTGATGCAAATGGTGACACGGCGATTGATTACATTGAATCAACTGAAACTAAAGCATCTGATAGCGAATAAGACATTGGAAGTGGGGCCGCCTTTGTGCGGCCCTTTTTTTGTTTAAGGAAATTTTAAAAATGACTGAGAAAAAAAATGAGGCTACTGAATCAAAAGTTGCAACTGTTTTTGGCGTTGAAGTGGCGGTTGATGAAAAGCTCGCTGAAGATTGGGAGTTTATGGAGGCGCTTGTTGGGCTTAACAATACCGGTGCTGAGGGCACTGAAAAAGCTAGTGCAGCTGTGCTTTTGGCCAAAACAATTTTTGGGGATAAATATGAAGACGTTAAGCGCGCTATAAAGGCAGAAAACGGCCGCATTAAAACTAGCGTTGTGATTGATGCAATTAACAAAGTGATGGAAGAAGCTGGACTAAAAAACTAGTCTTGTTGGCTAGGTATATAGCCAAATATCCAGATGAACTAGTTGCAGATATGCAACAGTTTTATACGCTTGACATAACTGAGCGTGGCCCAAGTATAAAGCGCGTTGCCATTTTGGCAGCTCAACTTCCGCGTGAATCTCGCATTGTAAGAGCACAGTGTGCTCAGGCTGAATGGAGCGATGAGATGTATATGCTCTCGCGCATTGAGTATGGCATGCGTTGGCTTATATGGTCAAAAACGGCTGATGGTCAGAAAAATAGAAATAAGCCAGAACCGAATATGACTCCAGTTAAAGCTCGTGAACTTGAGCGTAAAGCGCTCAGCGTTGATTTCTCCGGTGTAGCCCAAGCCCTCGGTCTTTCATTGCCTGAAAGGGGGTGATTTTCTATGTCGAATTATGAAATTGCTAGTGCATATGTTCAGCTTTATCCCAAAATGGGAACATTTCAAAGCACCATCAAAAATACATTAAGCAACATGGATTTTAGTGTTGACCTGTCAAGCCAAGGTAAGCAGATTAGTGAAAGTTTAGGCAGTTCAATCACGAGTGGTGTTACTAAAGCGGCAAGCACTGTTACAACCGCACTTGGCTCAATTGGTGGTGCTTTGGGTTCTCTTGCGGCAACAGGTGGTGTTAGCCGAGCTTTAAACATTGAAAAAGCGCAAACAATGTTTAAGGGTTTGAATCTGCAATGGTCTGATTTCGAAAGCACGATTCAGAGTGCTGTTGATGGCACAGCTTTCACTATGGATGCTGCTGCACTTAGTGCGGCTCAGTTGGCCGCTGCTGGTGTTGCTGCGGGTGATGACATGGCGACAGCGCTTAATGGCGCTGTTGGCGTAAGTGCAACATTTGGAGCTGAGCTGTCAGACATTGGAAGCATTTACTCAAAAGTTGCCGCGCAAGGGAAAGTTTCTGGCGAAATTCTCACGCAATTTTCTGACCGCGGCATTAATGCAACATCAATTTTGGCAAGCTATCTCAATAAAACAGGTGCAGAGGTAAAGCAGCTTGTAAGTGACGGCGAAATTGACTTTGATACATTCAGCAAAGCAATGTATGCCGCATTTGGTGACAGTGCAAGTGCCGCCAATGAAACATTTACTGGTTCTTTGGCTAACATGAAGAGCGCGCTTAACAAAATTGGTCAGAATTTTGCAACTCCGTTCATACAAGCATGTATACCAGTTTTTAATGCTGTGCGTTTAGCTTTAAACCAAGTTAGAGCATCAATTGACCCGGTTGTCGAAGGCTTTACAAAGATTGTCAATGTAGTATCCGATGCACTTGTAAGCAAATTAAATGCTTTTACTGAAGCTATGGCAAATGGCGAAGGCATTCTTGGTGGTATGCAGGCGGCATTTGGAGCAATTGGCGGCGTGATTGCAACAGTTGCGTCTGCTTTTGCAGGACTTGGAGCGGCTGCCGGTGCGATTACGGTTGTTACGTCAGCGGTTCCGGGATTAAGCGCTGCATTAGGCTCGCTTCTAGGCGGTGCTGGTGTGGCGGGCTTAATTTCAGGCTTTTCTAAAGTTGGCAGTGTTTTGAGCGCCGTTGTGAGCCCGGTAGGGCTTTTGACTGCAGCTTTTGCAGGTTTGGCCGCTGTGTTTATAGGTGAGCTTAACAGCAAACAATGGTTTGCTGACGATATGGCTGAAATTGCAAATACAATTTCAGGACAACTGTTGCCAATTGTTAATTTGGCTGAAAGTGCATTTCAGACGTTTTCCACTGAGATTCAGGCTGCTTTTGCATCCCTTAGTACAGCGGCGGCGCCAGTTGCGCGTGATTTGGCGGTTTTGATTGGTACATTTGCGGCAGCAATTGCGCCTTTGATTACGCAACTTGTTGGCGGTTTGTTACCTGTAATTTCTGAAATTTTAGTTGGTGTCGTAAATCTTGCAGCCACGTTGCTTGATTCAGCTTTGCCTGTGATAGATGAGATATTTGCTCATTTAACAGCAAACATGCCAACTGTGCAGGGTGCTGTTGCGTCAGTTGTATATGAGTTTTTGGAATTTGCTCAAACGGTTTGGCCACTTTTGCAAAGTGTGCTTACTGCTGCAGCTCCACTTTTGGCTGAAGTTGTTACTGCGGGTGCGCAGGTTGCAGCCAATTATGCATCATTGATTCCGGTGGCGTTGAGCCTTGTTGAGACAATTACGCCAATTATTGCCTCATTAGCTTCAGGTTTAATGCCGGTTTTGAGCTCAATTATTTCAATTTTGCCCTCAATTAACACAATGCTGGTTTCAACAATTATTCCAGTAATTTCAAACATCACAAATTCAATACAGCAGAATATGCCAGCTATTCAGTCAACTATCAGCAGCGTGATGAGCAAAATACAACAATTGATTGATACTGTTTGGCCACATATCCAAAACATAATTCAAGCGGCTTTGACGGTAATTGCTGCTGTTGTAAATGACGTTTGGCCAGCAATTGAGAATGTAATTTCAGGTGTAATGAATACGATTATGGCTGTGATTGATACTGTCATGGCTGTGATAAGTGGAGATTGGGATGGCGCGTGGAATGGAATTTGCAACATAGTAAGCAGTGTCTGGGATACCATATGTAGTGTCATCAGTGGCGTTGCGACTGCAATTGGTAGCATCATTGTTTCGTTTTTGAGTGATGCGATGAGCTCGATGAATGAGGGATGGAACAACGTTGCAGAACTGGTTTCTTCAATTCCAGACAAAATCGCAGGTTTTTTCTCTGATGCTGGTAATTTGCTAGTAAATGCAGGTTCGCAAATTATTAGTGGCCTTCTGTCAGGTATTACAGGCGCAATTGATGGTGTATATAACTTTGTAAGCGGAATTGGCGCAACAATTGCAAGCTTAAAGGGCCCTAAATCATACGACTTGGCATTGCTTGTGCCTGCTGGTCATTGGATTATGAGCGGCCTTCAAACAGGTCTTGAAGATGGCTTCGAAGATGTCTCTGACACAGTAAGCGATATGGGTAGCAGCATCGCGTCAAGTATGTGGGAGAACGGTTATTCTGCTGCAATTAACTATTCAGAGGGCATTGAAGCTGCAAGTAGTACGGTAAGCAGCGTTGCAAGTAGCGTGGCCACATCAGCTGAGACAGCTGTTGAGGATGCTGTGGCAGATAGTGATGCAGAATTTCAAGCTTATTTGGATAAAATGCTTGCCAGCTATGAAAAGCGTGCTTATGAGGTAAAACAGGTTGCTAGTGATTTATACAGTACTGTTTGGCAAACACTTGGTTCTATTGTTGGCACCGATGTTTACAAAAACTGGATTAAGCCTGCTACAGGTAGTGTTTATGATGATGTTATGCTGTTGCAGCAAAATGGCTATACGGTTGATAGTTATTGGCAAGCTCAGATTGATTGGTCTGATAAGCTGCTTGAGCGTCAAGAAAAAATGGCTGAAAACGCAAAAGACGGAAATTATGACGAAGTGTGGGATTCGTCAACGTTGCGTGATTATGAAGCCTGGGAGACGCTTACATCAAGTATTTCTAATGATTTGAGTGACATTAGTAGGTATTGGGATTTAGCTACTGTTAAAAATGACTTGATAACTGGTCAAAATTCAGCCGATGAAATGTCTGCTGCGCTTGTGAATTTGCGTAATCGGGGTATTACTGTAAGTGAAGATTTTGTTGAAGCTTTTGCCAATGGTAGTGATGAATATCAAAGTGTTTTGCTTGACATGGCAAATATGACAGACGATGAAGTAAATACCATTGTTGAAAGTTACAACGATTTAGCACGAGCGCAAAAACTTCAAGCGCTTGAGGAGCGTTCACTTTGGGTAAATTCGCTGTCAACAATCAATAGTGCAGGTCAAAGCATTGTTGATTGGTATTTAGATTTTCGCGATACATGTCTTGATGTAAAAGAGGCGATTGCTGGTGACAGTGGGCTTGCTGACGCTTTTGCTGTTGCTGGTATGGCAGTTGAAGACGTGGCAAGTGAAATTCGTGGCATGAATGTCACGATGGAGGAGTTTGAAGGGTATATTTCAGATTTTTCCTCGGCGGTTTCTAACGGCTTTTCGCAAATGAGCGCATATGGCAAAACTAGCTTTGATGAATGGCGCGAAAATTTGCAGGTAAATATGGCTGAAAGCCAAGCCTGGGCCAAAAATGTAGCCACCGTCTTCAATCAAATTCCCGATGAAATTGATTCGGAAGCTTTTCGCCAAGCAGTTTATGAAGGCGGTTTTGACCAGTGGGGCGCTGTCATGGCGGACATGGCCACTATGAGTGCTGAGGAGATTGCACAAGCAGTTGAGTTATATAACGAAGCAATTTTGGAAGGTCAACAATCAGCTATTGAGGCTTTTGCGGCGATTTCGCCTGGTGATGCATATATGAATGAACTTGTATCTGGCATTGAGTCAAATCAAGAGAATCTAAATAGCGCTATGGAAGAATCAGCTGATTGTGCGATTGAGCTTTTGGCTACCTATGAAGATGATTTTTATGACACTGGCTCTCAGCTTGCAAATGGCATTGCTGAGGGTATTCAGTCGCAGATTGCATCAATTGCATCAGCGGCAGCAAGCGTTGTGGCGGCAGCTATTGCTGCAGCTAAAGCTGAAGCCGAGATTGCAAGTCCATCTAAAGTTATGGACAGAGAAGTTGGCCAAATGCTTGGTGCTGGTACTGTGCGTGGTATTGAAAAATCACGTGATGCGGTTGAGGATGCTATGAGCAGCTTAGTTGAACCGCCAAAATCGTTGAATTACACAACAGATTGGTTTGCCACACCAAACTATGAGGCACAACCGGCAAATTTGTACAACACAAGTACGGTAAATATATCTGCAAATGTGCGAAGCGAAAACGACATTAGGAAGCTTGCAAAAGAAATTACTAGGATTCAAAACAGAAGCATTGCGGCAGGAGGTTATGCGTGATTTATGATGGCTTTGATTTAAGCGGCATTTTGCACATTGAAGCTATAAGGCGCTCACTTTTGCCGCCCTTTGAAAATGAAAGTACAGAGCTTAGCGGACGCGATGGCTCTGTACATTTGAATACGCGCTTGGGCACTGGCACAGTTGAGGTTGATGTGCGTTTGATTTGTCCGGCCACGGCGCGCGATGAGCAGCAGGCGCAACTTGTACACACAACGCGCCTACTGGCTGAAAAGCTATATAAGACAGAGCCTTGTTCGCTTGTTTTGCCAGATATGCCCGATGTTTATCACATGGCACTTTTGGATGGCTCCACTGAGCTTGAGCGCATTTCATATTCGCAAAAAACAACACTTAGCTTTATTTGTTTTGACCCGGTAGGCTATGGCACTACTCGTGAGCTCACGTGTGACGGAGGCGAGCTCTACCTAAATGTTGCTGGCAATTACGAAACTGCGCCAATTGTTGAAATTGAAAGCGTGAGCGGGCCTATTACTGTGACTTTTGATGATGAAGATTTCACAACATTGAATGCTGTAAATGCTGGAGATTTGCTTGTTTTAGATGCTGAGAGTCACACCTGCATGCAAGGTGAGAGTGGTGTTTATTACAACATTTTGAGTGATTTTCCAGTGTGGATGCCAGGCGTTCACACAATATCTTGTGAAATGCCATATACGGTTAGATGGACTGAACGATGGATGTGAAATTTTTGCTCTATTCACGCTGGAATGCTTTTGGGTGTGAGTTTTTTCCATTTAGTGCTGAGCATTATCAAAAAATCAATGGCGAAGATGAGCTCATTTTTACAACAGACAAAGTTGTTGCAAAAGGTGACCGTATTTTGTGGTTTGATGGCGCGCAGTGGTTTGAACATGTTGTGGATGAGGTGCAGCAAAAGCATGATGGGGCGCATGAAGTTGAAGTTACATGTATTTCAAGTTTGCAATCTGATTTAGAGCTTGCTCATGTAAGGCTTGCTGTTTGGAACAATGTTTCAGCAGCTTTTGCAGCTGAGGGACTTTTGCAACTCACGACATGGAAACTATCTGAAGGCGCAGATGAAACAATTGCTAGTTACACATTTGAACGACAAAGTGTGTATGACTGCTTGTTAGACATTGAAGAGGCTTGCGGGCTTGAATTTCAGAGTGAAATTGAAGTTGGCCACGCTGGCGTTGTGTCGCGCAAATTAAAGCTAGTTGAGCGAATTGGAGCTGACAATGGCGCTCGTTTTGATTATGGTTTTGATGTAAAAGGCGTGACAAAAACCACATGTTCAGACAGCGTGTTTTCAGCTTGCTATGGATACGGAAAGCAGCTTGACAGTACTACCGATGGGGTAAAAGATAGGCTGACTTTTGCAAATATCAATAATGGAATTCCTTATGTAACAAGCGAAAGCGCACTTGAGTTGTGGGGGCTGCCTGATGGTTCTGGTGGGAAAATGCACACATTTGGTTTCTACGAAAATACAGATTGTGAAAGCGCAAGCCAGCTTTTAGCAGAAACTAAAGCGTACTTAAGCGAGCATAGCGTACCGGCTGTAAGTTATGAAACCACAGCACCTTTTGCGTCACTCAAAGGGGTACACCTAGGAGATACCGTCCGTGTAGTAGACAAAGACCTTAATATCCGATTTGTATCACGAATTGGAGAGCTCAAACGAGACTTACTAAGTGGCGAGACGTCATCTGCAACGTTTGGAACAATCATGTCACTTGTTCCTGATATATTGGCGCGCGCATATACAAAGGCTTTAAGTTCTGAAGAAGCATCGCGTGCATATGCTGAGGGTTTAGCCACGAAAGTAGAGACTCAAACAGTTGAAACTGATGAGGTAACAACTCAAGCGGTTGTGATTAAGTCTGACAGCGTGTGGGCAAGAATCACTGTTGTGGATGGAGAATTGTATTTCAACGACAAGAAGATTCAGCTTGTAGCTGATGAAGAAGCTGAAAGCGGGCAGGAAGAATGATTGCTTTGACTATGCAAAAAAATCAATCCTGCGCACATCAGCTTGTTGTGCGGGCTTGGGATTGCGGACATCAAGAATTCCAGTTTTTGATTATGGATGCAGGCGGTTTGATAAATCTGAACGCCTATGAGGCCACCTTCAAAGGTTTTTGTAAAAATGGTGAAGAGTTTGCAGCTAAGTGCATAAGTGATGGTGCTATTGGAACATTTATCATGCCGCAGATTCCGGCAGAAGTTCGTTGTGCATATATTGAGCTTAAGTCTGATGGCGTGGTTGCGACAACTCAAGACATTCCAATTAGGGTGTTGATGGGAGGTGTTTAATTGAGTGTTGTTGAAATATCTGTTGATTTAACGAAAAAAAGCTCACAGAAAGATGTGATTTTTTGCAGGCAAGGTGAACTTAATGCAGTAACTATTAAGGCCGATGTAAAAGATGGCGGCAAAAGGGCTGATATTAGCGGTTTTGAAGGGTACTTTGAGTGTGTTTCACCTGATGGTACCTGTGTATCCGAAATTGTTGACAACATTGATGGCAATATAATTACTTATACGATTTCAGAATTGGTTTCAGCGTGCGCCGGTAATGTTAAGTTTGCATATTTTGCATTAAAAAAGCATTCAGAAAGTGGTGCCGTAAATACGCAAGCCACAACTAATGATTTCGCGTTGCGAATTTTGCCTGACAGCGCCAGCCAAGGAACCGGCATCACTAAAGCTTATTCATCTGAAATAGAAAAAATGCTTGAAACCTGCTTTGAAAATTTCAATGCGGCAGAGCAGGCGCGTGAAGAGCGCGTTTCAGGCGCTATTGATAATGCCAATGCGGCAACTGAGCGCGCCAATGCGGCAGCTGACGCTGTTTCAAGCGCCGTTGAAGGTGACCTTGACCCACTGTTTCTTGCATTTTTGGACACCAAGAAAAATGTTGAAAGCGGCTTTGTTGGATGGGATTTTTATATGCAGAGTTTTATGAGCGATGATGAGTTTATTGAGGCGGTGGTTGAATGAGTGATTCAAATGAAGATTTACTTGCCACAATCCCCACCAGTGTAGCCAACATCAAAGCCATGCTTGAATGTTTGCCTGGGGCGCAAGTTGGCGGCGCTTCAAGTTTAGGAGAACTCGAAGATTTGGAAGTTAGGGCCGGTTCATTTCTGAACGCTGGAGCCGGCTGGAATACATACAGCTTTCATGATGTGTGGGATGCAGCACCCATTGTTTATGCTCATTGTGATGGTTACAGCGTTGAAGTTAAGTCAGTCACTGAATCTAAATTTCTATATAGAGTTTATTCCGGTTCGACAAATGCAAGCTCGACAGAGCTTATTGTTCACTGGATGGCTTGCGAATACAATGGAGGTTAAGCTTGAAACGCGAAGAAGCCGATTACATTAATTATCGCGCGCTTTTGAAAAGTAATTATAGAAAAGGTGAGCGCGTAATGGAACAAATTGTGCTCAGTGATGAGCTGGCTGTTCCATTTGCCAACAATCCTGCTGCTGTGGCTGTTGTATGCGCTTTTGACCCAAACAACCCCGACAGAAATGCAGAAAAACTTTATTGGTACTTATGTCAAAGCGATGTTGCTGACCAAGCAGCAAAAACATGCATTTCTCAATATGTGGATTTTGATGGCTGGGATGATTTGGCAACCAAAATTGACCAAATCACTGAAAAGTTGACGCCAATGATGGCGTGTGCAGCTTCTTTAAGCGCTGTTGATGCAATTTGCTCGAATGAGACAGCGCTTAGTGCAGTTGTTCATTCATCCACATCAATGGCTTGTTTTGGAGCAAATGCAGATGCTTTGAGTAAGATAATTTCAACTATTAAAACAGACGATGACTTATATGCAGATTATTTGATTAATGTTTGGAATGATGATTCGCTTTTGGCATCATATAAAGCAGATGATGACAAATGGGATGAGTTTACAAATCCAAATGATGTGGTTGAGGCCAAGGTTTTATGTTCATTAGCAAACATAAGTGGTAGTTATTCTTCAACATCAGCTTTGGCATCGAATTCTTCAGCTGTATCTTCAATTTGTGCGAATGAAAAAGCAACCGAATCGATGATATATTCCAGGAATGCAATAAGCAGCTTTGCTGGTTCAACTGAGGCTTTTGAAAAAATGACATCGAGCGATGCTGCTATGAACTATATAGCAACTAATGAGTCAGTATTTTTGAAAATGGTTAGCGCATCTGCCAATGTTACCAAATTTATGTCTTTGGCTAACATTTGGTCGCTGTTGTCAAAATGTCGGACATTTATTGCAAAAAATGCAAGTGCTTGTGCTGCTTTTGTAGGAACATCAGTATCTGTTACGCTTACGACATATGCTGCGCATAATTTTATTGTGGTTGGAGTTGGTCAAGACACTTATGCGTCAGGCGGAAACGTTGCATTATCATTTCAAAGTGAAAAAATCATTACAACACAAGCGATGAATTCGTCTAACGACACTACTGGTGGTTGGGGGTCTTCAGCCATGAGGACTTTTCTTTCAGGTACTTTGCTTGGGTGCTTTCCATCAGAAGTTAAGAATTTGATTTCAGATGTTACTAAAAAATACTGTTCATCGACAACGTATTCAAGCGTGTCGAGTTGTACAGATAAGCTATTTATTCCATCGCATTCTGAAATTTTTGGCGAAACAACATATGGCGCTGAAGGTGACCAATATACGTGGTACAAGAATGGAAATTCTAAAATTAAATACAATGGTTCTAGCGCCTACACCTGGTGGTTGCGTTCCGTGGGCAGTTCCGCGTACTTCCGCTGCGTGGGCAGCGGTGGCAATGCGAGCGGCGGCAGTGCCACCGGCACGGGCGGCGTGGCGCCCTGCTTCTGCATCTAATATCTATCAGGTCTAAGGCGGCAATACTTTGCCGCCGATATATTTATGCAAATGAGGTTTTATGTCAGTACCAAAATCAAGGCGGCAAGAAAGCAGCATGCAGTATATAGAAACCGCGATGCGTATTGCTTCCAATGTGCTTGGATTTGCCAATAAATTGCCGAAAAGAATGAATGCAACTATGGTACGTGCCCTTTTTGATTACGCTCAAGAGGGCGTTTTTCATGCGAAGAGTGCTAACAGAGTGTATATAAAAGATGATGCAAGTTTTGAGCGGAGGCGAGACCATTTATTACAAGCACTGTCCTGCTTTGACCATGTGGCCTACCTTCTCGAAATTCTTTACGAACATAATTTGGCAACTGGCGATAAACCAAATGAGAATAGATTTTTAGGTTTTGCAGCCGATATTGATGAAGAGCGCAGGCTTATTCAAGGCGTGCTTGCAAAAGATAAGGCTCAACGCGTGAAACGCGCAAAATAGGGAATCAACTGATAAAGCGCCAACAACTGGTGGTTGCGTTCCGTGAACAGTTCCACGAACTTCCGCAACGTGAACAGCAATGGCAATGCGAACAACAACAATGCCACCAACACGAACGGCGTGGCGCCCTGATTCTTCTGAGACATGAAGAATTCTGACTTAGTAACACTTTTTGATGTGAACACTGCTTTATATAATTAGAAGAAGGAGCTGGTTTCCTGTCTTATACAGACGAACTTAACGATGCTTTTGAAGCGTGTTTCACGCTTGAGAATTTAATGAAAGCTGCCAAGCAATGCTCAAGAGGAGTGCGCTGGAAGCGGCAGGTTCAGCTGTTTATGGCTGATAGGCTTGTTAATTGTGCACGTTTATATAAAGAGCTTCATGATGGTATATACAAACCAACGCCTGTTGCGCCTATTAAAGTAATTGAACGCGGTAAAGTACGCTGGCCTAGACCTGTAAATTTCAGAGATAGAGTGGTGCAGCGTTGTATTTGTGATTACGTTTTAATACCTGCTGTAGTTGCAAATATGACATCCAAAAGTAGTGCTTGTTTAAAAGGCCGTGGGCTCAGCTATGCATTTGATTGCGTGCGTGAAATAATGAGCATAGCACCATGGAGCGCGTGGGTTTTGCAGTTTGATTTTTCGAATTATTTCGCGAGTATTCCTACCAAAAACTTGCTTGAACGAATCGAACGCATAATTTCCGACAAACACATTTGTGGGCTTTTGGTAGATGTAATGCAAAATGAACGAGGGCTTGATTTGGGCAGCCAAGTTAATCAAGTATGTGCAACTTGGTATCCGGATGATTTTGACCGCCATGTAATGGCAATGCGCGGTTGCGTAGGCTACCACCGATATATGGATGATGGGATTGCAGTTTTTGTCACAAAGCGGCGTGCGCTTGCTGCGTTAGAGAGGCTGCCTGAATTGGCATTATGCATAGGGTTGACCATCAATTCACGGAAGACCCATATAACGCCAATCAAGCGGCCCATTGTATTTTGTAAGGCGCGATTTAGAAAACGCAAAGATGTGGTGTCTTGTGTAATTAGGAAACCACAAAGCCGCCGCTCGATTAAACATTTAAGGCGTGCACTTAGGCATGGTATTGACAACGAAGAAGGTGTTATTGCATCAATTGCGGGTTATATAAACCGTGGTGATGCTGATTTGACCAGATTGATTGACAGAGAGGTGGGTGATTATGAAAGTAAATGGAATCACGAGTGAAAGCTACAAGTGCGAAGATGGCATCTTGAGTATTTCTCTGAAATGCAATTATGAGGATGCTCTAGCCTTTAATGCATCTTTGGTTGAAGTTAAAACTGATGATGATGATTTGGTTGATGCTTTTGTTGGCTATCAGAAAAAACGAATTATCAGCAACCTTTCGACCGGTGAGATTGTCATTGAGTGCGTACTAGTTGATGACAGTTTGCAACCAGTACTTAATGAGTTTGAAAACAAGTTGCTTGCGCAAGCTCAACAAATTGAAAATCAAGCAGATGTAATTGAAGAAATGCTGGCACTTTTGGCTGGTGAAAACGATAACGATGATGATGCTGTAGAGGAGGTTTAATGGATGCAATCGTAAAGTTCTATCATGACCGAATTATTGAAGGTAAGACAACTATTGAGCGCGTCCCATTAAAATGGCGAGCCAAAGTTGAAGGCACATTAAACAATGAAATCTAACTTAATTAAAAGGCGTTACTCACGGGGGTCTGAGTATTATGAAGCAGTTTACAACGCCTTTGATTCAAATTCAGTTAGTGGGGGCACAAGATTTGCTAGAGCGCGCTGATACTGTATATTTGACAGCACGCCGCGGGCAAAACATTGTAGATAAGCTGGCATTTGTATCCGGCGAAATAGTGAGCGCAGAATTCACTCAAGAAGAAACAGCTTTGTTTTTAGGTACTGTTGATTTTGAAGTAACAATCTGC